AGCCGCAGCCGCGAAGAACATCCATATCGGCATCAGGTAATCACTCCATCAAACGGGTTCTTGGTCGGCAGCCACGGCTGGCCGCCGTAGTTCAACAGGTTGTCAAACTTGCTCTCGCAGACCGTCATGCTGTGATCGCACCCGGCATAGGCGGTAAAGGACGCCCCCGCTTCAAGGCCGGCTATGGCATGGCTGATCGTGATGGTGGATCCTACGTGCGTCTTGATGAGCCTCGACCCGTACTCCGTGTAGATCATGCCTCCCTGAAACCACCCATCCTCCTTCGTGGCCAGGATCGCTGACGTGATGGTGGTCGTCGATACAGTCAGCGCCACGCCCTCCAGCGAGTAGTCGTCTTTGTCCAGCCCGCACTCGACCCCGTACAGGGCATACGGGCAGTGCCTGCAATAGACCCGCCGCAGCCCCAGCCCATCCGCGTCCCCGAGGTACGGCTGGCAAATCACCACGGCCTGATCTGTGTCGAACCGAACAGCAGACACCCTGCCCATCCAATACGTTGCCCAGTCCGACCCATGGCCGCGATAGACCGTCACCGTGGCCTCGTACTCCATCGGGGCCGAGACAAACAGCACCGCGAACGGGTTGTCCATGGGCAGCACGATCTGTAGCTCTGCCCTGTTGGTGTCTCCCGTATCCACGATCTCGTTGCGATGCGACGCCGTCGCCGTGTACGTGAACCCGCCGTACAGGACGTTGGACCCCGAACTGGTGTACCTGTAGTGGGTCCCGTTCGACACGAAGTCGAACAGCTCGATCGGTACGCCTGTCGCCACTCCTGCTTCAGATGCTGCGTAGGTCATTCCGTCACCATCGTCAGGGGCAGGTCGCAGGTGTTCACCCCGGCCCTGGCCCACTCTATTCCCACCGCGTCTTCGGTCAGCCTGTACCTGTCCAGCCAGCAGATGACCTTGCAGTCGGCCACCGTCAATTCCGCACCCAGGGCCGAGTCAATCGTCACCACGTCGTATCCCGACCCAGCCGATATGTCCGTGACCGCACGCAGATACCGCGTCCCGTCCGTCCTCTCGATCAGGATGTTGTGTCGCAGGGTATCCCCGTCGAACGCATCCGGCAGGTCCGCCTCCTCGATCTGGAAGGTGATCGCTGAGGCCCCAATCGTGGCGTGCAGGACCATGTCGTTCTTCCAGGTCGGCACGTACACGGTCAGTTGCCGGCCGTACAGGCTGTGCAGCAGTTGCCGGAAGGCCCACGCCTGGGCCGGCGTGTCGCTATGGAACCGGAACACCCTGGAGTTGCGGTTGTACGTCGCGTCCGACCACAGGGCGAACCGGCCCGTTTGGAAGTCCAGGCCCATCCAGACCGGGTCATGGGTCTCCTCCTGTGTGTCGTTCTGCGTGCAGTACACGTCCAGCAGGACCGGCCTGGAGCTGTACGTCAGGTCCGCCGAATACCCGGTCACGGCGATGGGGCTCACCACCTGCCAGGTGATCTGCGTATCCTGCACCGTTTCCGTGTAGTCCGTCCTGTTGGTGATGCCGACCGCGTAGCAGTGATACACCGGGGCCACGCACACCTCCCCGCTGTATGACCCTACCAGGGTCCCGTCCAGGGTCAACTTGGTTGGCGTGACGCTCCCGACCAGCACCGTCTCGCACTCCGTCGCGGACTTCCAGACGATAGCCATGCCCCCCGCCTTGTAGGACGCATAGGACGTCGTCATGTCAATCTCCGAGGCCCCCGCCGCCAGGCTCGCATCCTCCAGGACCGTCTGCTCCTGCCAAATGGGCACGGCGATCGGCCCTTTGAGCTGTTCGTGGATCAGTGCATCCATCCGCGAGAAGTCAGTCTCGCTGGTGAGCCGCACCTTCCACTTGAACTGCACCCTGGGTATCTTCCGCAGGCAGATCCGTTGTTCGGTCCCGTCGTTGGCCGTGATGATCTGCGTGAGCCACTCCAGAGTCTCCGTGATAGGCTCCTCCGGCTTCCACTCGATGCAGCCAGCATCCCCCACCTCGCTCTCGTCGTCCGGCATATACCAGATCGTGACGAAGTCCCAGCCCGCCCTGGTGAACGTGCGCTTGGTCTGCATCACGTCCGTCGTCTCAGACGCCGCAAACTCGTCGTTGTCGTCAAGGCCCGCCGTCTGGATGTCCCAGAAGCAGTGCGTCGCCGTGGCTGTAGAGCCTGTGGCCTTGACTGCGAACCCCCTGGAGCCGTCGTAGTCCAGAACCTGATCGCTGTACCCGCTGCCGCCGACAATGTCGGTCTGGGCGCAGTAGCAGTTCTGTACCGTGGCCGCGACAAGGCTTCCGCTAAACCCGCCGACAGTGGGTGTGTCCGACCCAGCCTCCCCCATCGTTGCGTCGCCGATCACGCTGCCCCAGGCATAGCAGTTCGAGATGGTGGTAACTGCCGAACCCTCCGGCCTGTCAAGTCCAATGAACCCGCCGACGCGCTCGATCCCACCCGCGTCGTATGTCACAATGTCGCAGTCAATGTCCCCTGTGGCATAGCACCGGGATATGCTGGAAGGGCACACCTGGCTGCCATAGGGCGTGTCCGTGTTCGAGTACCCGGCAAAACCCCCGACACCGTAGATGCCCAGCCAATACCCCTCGAACGCGATCTTGCCGGTCGCCGAACACCCGAGGAACTCCGATCCCTTGCCCGCTTCTGCGACGAACCCGCCTATGCTGGAGGCAGTATCGGGATCCTCGTACTCCGGCAAGTCATAGGACTTGACCAGGAGGTCCACCTCCGAACTGCAAGCGATGAACTTGATCGGGTCGCCTGTGTGAGTCGAGCCGCAAAAGCCCACGAACCCGCCAATGACGTATAGCGTAGGAAACGTCCCGTACTCGTCGTCTTCGCCTTCAAAGAACCGCACAGCGTGGCTGGTCAGCGTGCCATCCACCGAGCAGTTCACCAACTGGCCATGCCACAGACACCCAGCAAAGGCCCCGACGTAGCGGATGTAGGAGCCCCCCGTCAGCGTCATGTTGAGCCCGTACACCGCACAGTTGAAGTACTGCCCGCAGTTGACGTAGGTCGAGGTGCCGTACTCATAGCTTGTCCCCCCGATGAAGCCTCCGACGTCCTCCACCATCTGTGCGCCCAATGTAGCCGTGAAGCCGTTCACCGTGCAGTTCAGGAACACCCGCGTGCTGGTCGGCTGGTTCTTGCCCGAGTTGCCGAGGGTGCCTATCAGTCCGCCCACCCAGTAACATCCCTCTATGTCCCCTGTGTCTTCGTCGTAGGTGTTGGTGATCGTCAGATTGTTCACCACGCAGTCTTTGCAGGAGATCGACGCGTCGTTGCCAACTGATCCCACCAAAGCCCCGTAAGAGCCTCTGTTGGTGTCCCAGCCCTCCGCGTCAACAGGGGAACCCACGATCGTCGGATTGTTCACCGTGATGTTGTTCAGGATGAGCGTGGTGTACCTGTTTGAATCGGCGATGAGGCACGCTATCTCACTGCTGCCTGTAAGGGTGAAGTTCTCAAGCGTCAAGTCGCGTATATTGATGGTGCTTGCGGAGGGCGGATGCACGTACCCGAACAGGCCGATGTCCCACCAAATGTCTATGCTTTCGTCGATCGTGTAGTTGCCCATCGAGCAGGTCAGGTTACTGATCTTCTTGCCGTTGCCGTCGAGGACCAGCGTGCCCGCCGTTTCTATCTCCAGGGGCACCCAGTCGAACCCGGTCATGTCTATGTCCGCGTCCAGCCGGTAGTGATGCCCCATCGTCATGTTGTGCAGGCCCAGGGCGTTGGTGATCGAGATCGGATCCACCAGCTCGATGTCCGCCAGCGGGGTCGGGTCGTCCGGTATCGACTCCTCCGCCAGGTCTCTCAGGATCGGATACACGCCCGCCCCTGTGCCAGCCGACGGGCTCGACGACACCGATGCAGACGGCGTTACCGAGGGACTGGCCGATGGGGTCACACTGGGTGACGCCGACAGGCTCGCCGACGGTGTACTAGACACGCTGACCGACGGCGTTGCCGACGGGGTTGCTGACGGAGTTGCCGACACCGACGCAGACAGGCTGGCCGAAGGGGTTGCCGACACGGATACGCTTGGCGTGGCCGACACGCTGGCCGATACGCTGGTGCTCGGTGTGGCCGAAATGGAGGCCGACGGAGTTACCGATGGCGACGTTGATGGCGTTGCCGACGGACTCCCGGACAGGCTCGCTGAAGGCGTTGGCGACGGACTCGATGACGGCCCCGCGACCCCATACGTCCCCCCTCTGATCTCGTCGATCTCGCCCGCGGTCAGAACGTCCTTGAAGACCACCATCTCATCCAGCAGCCCGTCATGCCAGTTGGCGTAGTCATACGTGTACAGGGCACCGATGTAGAGAGGTGAGTCCTCGACGTTGATTTGATTGGTTGCCGTCCCCGCCAGTTCACTGCCGCCCAGCAAGGCCTGCGCCGTGTCGTCCCAGATCCGCAGCGTGTAGGCCTTGGTCGCATTGGTCCAGGTGAACCCGACGTGATACCACCTATCGGCTACGATCGTGCCGGCATGAGTCAAGGTCTCCCAGGACGCCCCCGAGTTGTACCCGATCATCACCCGAAAGCACTTGATGGTCCCGTTGTCATAGGCTCCAATTCTGAGGGTCGCCTTGTCAACCGCCCCCATGGTGTAGTGCCACATATAGCCCATGGACGGCAGGGTCTCGAACTTGACCCAGTAGCATACCGAGATGTTCTTGGTCGCATCGCCGGATTTGAGAGGATACCCAGCATCCAAGTCGCCGTTGGCTATGGTGAACCACTGCTTGCTCGTTGCCTCAAGATCCGCAGACGCCCCGCCCTCCTTGAAATAGACCGTATCGGCCGTCGGGGCCGAGGTAGAGGCAGTCAAGGTGTTCGTGCCCTTCGAGTCGGTCGTCAACGCGCCGTTCTCAAAGCGCCACAGGGCCACGCAGTTGGTATCTGCTGAAAAGTCGTTCGCCATGGCGCGTCCTAGATGATGTTCTCCACTTCAAACGGACAGACCACATTGACCTGATACTCGTCGTCGTACTGGCCGACCCGAATCACACCGGGTATGCCAAACGCCAATTCCACCAACCGCAGATCCCGAAAGGCCGCAACCACCGCATCGGCCAGGGCCAGGGTTGCACCGTCGCCGATGTTGGTCGGCACGAACAGTTGGGCAATGCCCTGGCCCCTTACCGCATACTCCAGCGTCCCACAGGTCCTCATGTACGGTTCCCCAAAATGCACCGTGAATCGGCACCAGGTCGTACCCTTGACATGGCTTGGGATCGGGGCATTGTCGTAGAATGTGTTCAGCCCTTGCGGGGTAGCCACCCTGTCTCGGAACAGCTCTCGGATCGTCTGGCACACCGAGTAGGCCCCCTCCGACGGGCTCGATGACGGCGTTGCAGAAGGACTGGCACTGGGGCTGGCAGACACGCTGCCCGACGGGCTCGCAGACAGAGAAGCGGATGGGCTGGCTGATACGCTGCCGCTGGGGCTTGCGGATGGCGATGCGGATAGGCTCCCCGATGGGCTTGCCGACGGGCTTGCGCTCGGGCTTGCGCTCGGGCTTGCGCTCACGCTCACCGACGGACTGGCCGAGACAGAGGCCGATGGACTCGCTGATGGGCTCGCACTCAGGCTGCCGGACGGGCTCGCCGACACGCTTGCCGAGGGACTGACAGACGGGCTTCCCGAGGGACTTGCCGACGGGCTCGCCGATGGACTCGCGCTGAGACTGCCGCTGGGGCTGGCCGACACGCTTGCGGATGGGCTCAGGGACGGGCTGGCCGATACACTGGCACTCGGGCTCGCGGACAGGCTGGCCGATGGGCTGGCGGAGGGGCTGGCCGATAGGCTCGCCGAAGGACTCGCCGACAGGCTGGCAGAAGGGCTTGCCGACCGGCTGACGCTGGGGGTTGCCGAGGGGCTCGCCGATAGACTGGCCGACGGGCTCTCGCTTAGGCTGGCCGAAACGGATCCAGACGGGCTCGCACTGGGGCTTGCCGAGACACTGGCACTGGGGCTGGCGGACAGGCTTGCCGACAGGCTTGCCGAGGGACTCAAGCTCGGACTGACACTCGGGCTGGCCGACGTAGACGCCGAAACGGACGCCGACACTGACGCCGATGGAGTCGCGGAGACCGATACCGAGACAGAGGCAGACGGGCTGTGCGAAACGCTCGCACTCGGGGTTGCCGACGGGCTGGCTGACACCGAAGCCGATGGGCTCTCGCTCGGGCTTGCTGAGACACTCGCCGAGGGAGTTGCCGAGACCGACGCACTGACCGACCCCGAGGGGCTTGCCGACACCGACGTACTGACTGACCCAGAGGGCGATGCCGACGGGCTGCCCGACAAGCTGGCCGATGGTGTCCCCGACACGCTCGCTGACGGGCTCGCAGACACCGAGGCCGAAACGCTCCCCGACGGGCTCATCGACGCAGTGCCCGACGGGCTTGCCGAGATGGAAGCCGACGGGGTTGCGCTGGGGCTTGAGGATAGGGAAGCTGATGGACTGGCCGACACCGAGGCCGAGACCGAAGCTGACGGACTCGCCGACATACTGGCTGAGGGACTGGCCGATGGGCTTGCGGACAGGCTCGCCGATGGCGATGCTGAAATGCTGGCAGAAGGGCTCGACGATGGTTCGCCGGCAATCCTCACATCAAAGATCGTCATGCCAGGCGACGCGCCCCAGGTGATCGGCTTCGACTCTCCCTGCTCCGTCGACCTGACCACCACCTTCACGTATCGAGCCAGCGTCTCTGTGAACGCCACCTCCTGCCATTCTGTGGTGTCCTGCCAGGTCGTGACGTCGGACGCCACTGTCGGGAGGCTGAGCTTGTTGGTGCCTGCCAGAATGTAGACGCTGGTCGGGTCCGATGCCAGGCTCGATCGACCACGGACCGCATTGATCGAGTACGTGGCCCCGAGATCAACTATGAACTCGTGGTCGTGGTTCGCAGAATGGGCCCAGTAGTCCGTGCCATCCAGCGCCTCGGCAAGGGTGTGGCCGTCATCGCCTGCGGCACAGTAGTAGTCCAAGTGACTGCTGTTGACACCAAACCAGAAGCTGGGCCCTGGCGACGGGCTTGCCGAGACCGATGCCGATGGGGATGGGGATGCGGACGGACTGGCCGACGGGCTGGCTGATGGACTGGCCGAGGGGCTTGCCGATGGACTCGCGGACAGGCTTGCGCTCGGGCTTGCCGACACCGAACCCGACGGGCTTGCCGATGGGCTATAGGACGGGCTCGCGCTGCGACTGGCCGACTTCGACGCCGAAGGGGTTGCTGATACACTGGCGGATGGGCTATGCGACAGACTGGCCGAGGGCGATGCCGAGGGAGTTGTGGCCGCCGCCGTGTACGTGGCGTAAATCGACAGCCTCTCGTTGGCCCAGATCGAAACACTGCTGGGGTTGTCATCCCAATCCGGGTACGAAACGAACATCTTGCCAGCGGTCTTCTGGCCGGAAGCCGAGTCGTAGTAGATGTAGTAGTTGTACTCGTCGACTGTCTCTCTCTGCACCACCAGCCAATAGGTATTCCCGCTGACAAGAGCCCCGCCCTGATTGATGGTGTACCACTGGTCAATTCCAGATCCAGGGGACTGGCTGTTCCCATGAGCTACATGGGTTCCCACAGAATCGGAATTGTCGTTATAGAATCCGTAGTTTACTTCTGTATAACAGGTCTTCTGGTACAAGTAGCACGACATCGACGAGACTGTTCCGCTCTGGCTCGCCGTGACCTTGTATCCGTAGAGCTGATAATAGTAGTCCGCCGAGCCACATTGGCTGGTGTAGCCGATGGTGGGATCGACGACCACCGGGTACGCGGCCTTGTCGAGGAAGTCTTGCGGCACTTCAACGCGCAGGATGCCGGCCTGGGGGTCTATGCTCAACACACCCCAGACCCAATCACCGTTGCTGTCTGTGACCTTGGGCCTGTAGATGTGCCCGACCTTGCCCGCCTTGTACTCTGTGCCGCCCTCGACGTTGGTCTTTTCTTCCGAGGCATAGACGGCGTAAGAACCGACCACGTCCTGGGGCCGATGCCTCAGCAGACGCCCGCTGGAGTCCCGAACATCCGTCTCTGTGACGACGATCTCTCGCCCGAATCTCTCGCTGTACCCGCTTTGACACTCCTCCGTGAACGGAGGCTGGTAGAAGAAGTCCACCCCCTTGGTGTTCAGGCTGAACTCAATCCGGTTCGAGGTCGGCTTCTCTTTGAGGACAACCTCAAACTCGTATGCCTCCTCGCCCTTCTCGTAGAAGCAGGCCTCTACCTTCCGGCCTTGCCACTTGATCTGCTTGCCCCGAGACTCCAGCGTAGGATCTGACTCATCGTGCTTGAGCCGCAGGCTGTAGTTGACCTCGTTGTCCCATCGCTGGACCTTGACTTGTGGCAGGAAGTCGGCTTGCTTGGTGTCGCCGACCTCGACCTCCAGCCTGTCCTTTCGATCGGCCTTGGGCGCAACGAGCAGGGCGTTGTTCCGAACGGAGTATCTCTTGGATACCTCCTGGGATAGCTTTGTAGTGTCTACTCTTATCATACGCCCAAGAACCGCTACATACCCGCGCCTAGTGCGTCCCGGATCTCCAGCTTGAGATGCCGGACCCGCTCCCCGCAGACGCCAAGGGTCTTGCCGATCTCATCCATGGTGTAGCCGGCCGTGAGCTTGCCTGCGATGTACCTGTGCTTGGCCGGCAAGGCCTCCAGCAGGTCCGCCGTTTCAATCATGTCTTCGCCGCTATCTGTAGCTGCTGGATCTTCGAGCATCTCGCCGCCGGCAGGCTTGCTCCGCCCCTCCATCAGCGCCTTCCACATCTCGCGCTTGCAGTACCGCCACACAGTCGCATCAGGCACTGGGTCTCTGTACCGCATCACCTTCAGCCACCCGATCGAAACCAGGTCGCCTTTCTCCAACGGAATCGGTGGGCCAGCCGCCCGCAACACCTGGTCGGCACAGATGCACAGGAAGCGATACCAGTCAGGATGCCAACTGTTCCTGCGATTCCGCATCGGCCTGCCTCGGGTTGCGTATCGTCTCGGCTTCATTCATCACCCGTTCAACACGCCCCGGTTGCGCCGCATGATGTTCATCACCAGCTTCTCGCCGGCCGCACTGCCCATGAAGTCGGACACCACGCTGGAATCCAGCACGTTCACGATCTTCACCCCAGGCGACTGGACGATCACCGGGGTCTGCTTCTGTGTCTCAGACGTGACCTCCACCCCCAGCTTGCCTGACCGGCCACGCTTCAGGGGCAGGATCCCCTCGGGGCCCGCTTCGCCGGCCAGGCCCATCCGATTGCCGATCATCGGAAACAGGGTCGGCCCGCCAAGCACACCGCCGCTGGCGAAGGGGATCACCGAGCCGTAGTGGAAGACGTCGCCCCTGGCTTCCAGGGCGCCTATGGCTGGGGGCAGCGAGGTCGGCGACGTGTAGGACCCGCCGGACCCTGGGTTCCCCCATCCAACGCCGGGGATCGCACTGAAGACCGCACTGAGCATGGACTCGACGCCCTTGGCTGTAATCATCGACTCCAACTGCTTCTGCATGATCCGCTCCAGGGCGTTCACGGCCATGTTGCCCATGGCCTGCCAAGCATCCCCGCCTTCAGCCAGGGCACGGACCATGCCCATAATCCCGCCGACCAGGTCCTGCTGTATCTCCGCAGCCAGCTCCATCTGTTCCTGGTAGCGGACACTCGTCTCGACCTCTTGCAGGTACGTATCCACCAGGCCCTGGTGCGCCTCCC